TTCACTCTGTTCACCTGGTTCACATTGGTGTTCACACGGTTCATATTGAAGTTTGTGTTCACCTGGTTCACATTGGTGTTCACACGGTTCATATTGAAGTTTGTGTTCACCCGATTCGCATTGGTGTTCACTCGGTTCACATTGGTGTTCACTCGGTTCACATTGGTGTTCACTCGGTTCACATTGGTGTTCACTCGGTTCACATTGTTAACATTGTTCACTGCTGTGTTGTTCACTGCTGTGTTTACATTGCTGTTAACAGAGACAACCCGCGTTCTTCTCGCGAACTTGACGGGTTCGTGTACTTTCATGTATCTGAGACGCTTACCAATGGCATCAACAATTTGTGTCTTCGTCATCTGATCAACATTCTTTAGGTTAACCTTGCGAGCAATCCGTTTGAGATCGGCTCTCTTCGTGGATGTGTCAAAAAGTTGTTCATAATCATTTGGCTTCAATGGGGACTTTTTATCAACAAGATAAGTTCTTGTTGAATTCATCACCATTGGTGGAAGAGGCAATTTGCCGTCCTGAATATCTTGGTAGGCTTCACATATCTCTTTCTTTGTTAGCTTAATATCTACCCCGGCGTTGATCTTAATCAATTTCCTAAGGTTTTCTATATCTGCGTCGGGGTCACACGCATTCATTGTTTTATATTAAGTTAACAAAAAAGTGGAGCAAATTATTTAATAGTAGAGTAGCCTATATTATACAATTTAACCTTATCTTCATAGGGCATATTGAAGTCAAATATGTTTGTATCAGCTACATTTATTTCAATCATTTTTGTATATTCACTATATTCAACTCTATTTGTGAGAGTTGAACGAATGAGGGATTCCACAAATTGTCGTGGATTATTTATTTCTTCTTGGTAGACCCGATCCATTTTCAGTTTTATACATGTGACTTCGTGTGGCTTCTTACCCAAAAATGGAGTCATTGGATATTGTTCCTGTGTTCCCCCATCTATATAGGTCTTCCCCTCATACCTGCCACAAGCAAAAATGAGTGGTATCGCCATACTCATACAGACTGCGTCAATGACTTTCATATCGGGGTGAGTATCCTTAGAAAAGTACTCCGTTGATGATGAATTCAGACAATATGCGGACACATAAATCTTCATTTCCAATTCATCAAATGTGGGATCACACCCACACACTTCTACGAGTTTTTCACGAATAGGGCCTAAATCAACAAAACCAAATTTGTTAAAGAATGAGCCTATGCGTAATTTAACAAAATCGGGGATATTCAGAGATAAAGACACTTCTAGTATTTCATCCACGGACATCCCCAGTGCCAAAAGTAACGCTAAAATTGAACCCGCAGATGATCCAGATATTTCCTTCACATCTATGAGTTTGGATTCAAGTGCTTTGAGAGACCCAATCAACGAATAGATACCCATTGATGCGGGACCCAAAACAAGGTACTTCATCCTCCTATTTAATAGAATTGAGGAAATTGACGACGCAAAAGCGCGAAGATCACAGCGAAAACGATCGCATGGGTGAACGCCGCAGGAATGCTCGTTTGTCCGGATCGGAGAAGACCGCCAGAACCTGGGGGGATAGTCAAGAGGAGACCTGGGCTGAGCGCCAAGAAGAGTGTGGTTGTGACGATCAAGTCGGTCTTCGTCAAAACGAGACCCATCGCCTTCGCGATGAGACTGTAGACGAGGAAGAACACGAGCGCGTGGAACATGGTGGCCATTTGGGAGGTCTTTCCGTTTGTGAACTTGAGAGAACGCCCGTCGGTGGTCAAGAGAACACCGGGGCTGAGCGCCAAAAAAAGAGCGGCTGGAATGGCAACTTTTTGGGAGGTGATATCTGGGAGCATGGTTAATATATAGTTATATTATTTTGCTTAGTATGCTCTGCTGCAAACTTAACCCAATGATCAAATGTAGCACCGGGCATGAATTCATCATAGAGACTTGTATCTTCCAAGTATTCTTGGATATGTCTCCAGATATACGACAAATTTGATTCATACGGAATCCAAACAAAGTCACAATCATCGTGATGATCATTGTAACAAAACTCAGCGAAATCGGAAAATGTACATTCCGTCATCAGTGTGTGTTCAAGGAATGCATCGTGAATAAGTTGTTCAACGCGTCTCCACAATTCCCATAGTTCATCTGAGTATTTGATTTGCCAATCTTCAACACTGAGATGAATGTCATCTTCAAATTCTTCTTCATCGCTTGGGAGAACATCATATCCCGCCGTAGCTTCGTAAACGTATTGACTCCAAACCATGGTTATTACTTATCTTCGTTCTCGAGCTTCTCTTTTATCCCAGTTAATGAGAGTGAGGTTGATTCTTTTACTTTAATAGTGTCCTGGATGGCATTAAGAGCCCCTTCCAATTTGGCTTCATCACCACCAAAAAATGTGAGAAGACCTTCACGGATTGCATCTTTATTCATAGATCCCTTGCGGACAGATTTACGAAGGCTGATCTTGCCTTTCCTGAGGTTAATGGTATCAATGCCCTGGTCAATCATGTGTCGCTTCACAGACTCCTTGAGTCTCTTCTCTTCTTGATTAAGGATTTTGATATCAGATTTTGCTTCAGAAAGTTGTTTTGAGAGCTCCACAAGCTTGGAGACGCTCTCGGAAAGTTCATTGGGCACTGACATTATTTACATAAAGCTAAGGTCTAATCTTTAAGCGAAATTTAGCACAAGGAGCGCATCATGGTATCTGGAACGATGGTAGAGTTGTTCCAAACAAATGGCTCTTTGGCATTTGGTGGTTCCGAGCGAATTTGCTGGTTCGAGTTGCGAAGAGCACCGCCAACTGATTCTGGGAAACCGATTTGCTGGCGTGGCTCGAGGAAGTTTTGGCCCGCGAGGATGTCTTCTGGGGCAAATTCACCAAAGTCCTCGGCAGACGCAACCTCGCGTGGGAGGAGGGAGGACGCCAAACCAACACCCTTGTCCATACCGCAACCATTTTGGGCTGGAGCCGCGGCTGAACCCGCAGCTGGCGCCATCTCGAGCATGGAGTATTCGCGTTCACGAATTGAATAAGCAGATTTGTTGTTCATAGTGAAGAGCAAGTAGACCAACACGGCGACCGCGGCCAACATCATGAGGTTTTGAGCACGACCCTTCTTCATCATCTTTTATATATGATCAACAATTTTTTTATTCCTCAACCTCATCAACAAAGGCATACTCTTCTGGGTATGTGTCCAAAATTGGGTCTGGATGAACTCTGACCTGGACAACATTCCATGAGGAACCGAAAGATTTTTTGGCAAACCAGAGACCGGCAAATTCCAAAATCACATCACAAACTTTACCCGCTTGAACATTTTCAATGTCAACAGATTCTTGTTGCGCGTTGAATGCCTTGGTGACTTCAATGCGTTCGCCTGTGACTTGACCGTCGGCGACACTGGAAGTGTATGCACCTTCAATCACTTTTTCGGAAAGTTGCTTTCCGAACCAAGTTTCACAATTTTCACGAGCCGCTTCAAGGTTGAGGGTATCAATCGCCCCAATCTTCTGAACATTAGCTTCACTCGCAAGTTCAAAAACGATGTCACCTGAGACATCAGCAACCTTTACTTTATTCAATTGAACTAGGCATTTTCGCTTGCTATCATTGAGAGCTTTTACGAAGTAGAGTCCGTCATCACCTTTCGCTGGGGCGTTGTACAACATATTATGTGTAAATTGCGTCTCAATTCTTTAACCCAATAAAGGGTATCATAGCGGCCTTCTTTATAATTGAGCGAGGCACCCATTTGTCACGCGCTGGTTTATATCCATACAATAACTTAGTATAGTCAATCCCAGGTGGAATGTTTTTACCCGCAGTTGGTCTGTAGTTGTATTCATTCTTCACATACGACTTTGAGGTATTCTTGACCCACTCCTGTTTGTTGAGATTGAACCGCTGGTTTCCATGAGTCTTTGCGTAGCCTGGGATGTTTAGGTTTGGCACAGATGTTTTCACGCCATACACGAGTTGTTTGGAGAGGCGCTCTTCCCGGGGCTTTGTTGTAAACTCTTTGTAACGCGTTGGATTCACCTTGGCTACGAGGGACATATTAACATCACCCTTTCTTCTTGACACGAATCGGAGACTTCTTATCTTGTTCTGGGTTTGGTTATATATAGCGTTGATGCTGTCAGATGGAGTGATCTTCGCAGTCTTGGTAATCATCTTGGCAAGTTTGTACATACGCTGACGATCCTTCTCTTTTTTCTCCGGACGAAGACCCAACTTTTGCATCAGGTAGACATCGTCAAGGAGGAAACGCTTTCCAGCGACATAGAGACGCTTATCGTGGACCATAGCACCTGTATCCTTGTTTTTGTAAGTGACACCTTGCTTCTTTGATTGTATGGCTTCATATCCAAATTCTTTGGGTCTCATGAAGGGAATGTCCAATATACCACCGAGAACTTCTTGTGTGATTCTTCCCTTCTCGATTGAGAAATATCTAAGGTTGAGATCAAGTGCGAAAAGTTCTACATCAATGAAAATGTCACCCTTACCTGGTTCAGCGCCACGCTGAGACTTCTTCTTCTTGATGAGAAGGTAGCGCCGTGTCACATATGGACCGTTTTCAGAGAAACCCAGACCAAGGAATCGCCCCAACTTGGTCTTTTGGGAAAGACGCTGTTTGATTTTCGTGTTGACGCGCCTCGCGATTTCACCCAATTTGTTCCACAAAAGGAGCTTGATACCCTGAAGTTTACCAAAGTATTTGTCGTCATATGCAATACTGGGGATGAACTTTGTGTCTATGTCACTCGTAACGAGGCGATCGGCTCTGTCCAGATACATATTGAAAGCTTCACCCCCGGAGACAATGAGGTCACCCGTGGGCTTGAGGAATTCTGCGAGTTCAGCCGCCGTTCTAAGAACAATGTCACGCACAGAGTCTGTAACAACAGCGTAGATCATCTTTTCAAAATTTTCCTTACCGTGAACTCTGTGTACTCTCTTCCTGAACGCGGCAAGGTTATCTGTCTTGTAGTACTTTTCAAGAAGTGGATCGTTGAAGAATAAATTCTTCTTCATGAACCTATTGATCACAGCTTCTGAATAAATTTCAGTGTCCATTATTATATTGCTACATAATAATATGGTGTGCAATGTCATTGAAGAATGTCGCTGCTACTCCTACTCAGACGTGACAGACCCCAAGCAGGTTCAATTCTGTGGTGTACGCAAAGGACCAAAAGTTCTTCCCTGTCCCTCTGGTTGTTGCTCTGGAGGATGCCCGGGCGATTTTCCAAAGGAACCCTTTAGAATTATAGACCGTCCAACGTATGAAATTAGAGATTCCAAAACACAAGCTCTTTTAATTTTGATAGCAATTTCTCTCGTAATTTTGTTGTATGCCGTGACTTAAAGATTAAGACGCAATACAAGGTATAAGATGTCTTTTGAAACTATCCAAGCTGAAATTACTGCCCTCCGCGCCGATGTCAAGGCCCTCACCAAGCTTGTCCGTAAGGTTAAGAGCACCCAAGAGGACCCAACGGGTGAGAAAGCCAAGGAGCGTGCCGCCAACAACGGCTTCAACCGAAAGCAAGAAGTAACACCTAAGTTGCGTGAGTTCTTGGGTCTTGCCGAAGGTGAACTCATCTCTCGCTCTGAGGTTACTAAGTTCATCAACAAGTACATCACCGAAAAGGGACTCAAGCACCCAGATAACGGTCGCCAACTCATCTTGGACGAAAAGTTGAAGGATTTGTTGCAACCACCAGCTGACGTTGTTGTCACCTACTTGAACCTCCAAAAGTACCTCTCACCCCACTACGTGAAGAAGGCTTAAAAAAATAACACATTTTAACAATATGAACTTCAATCAACAAGATATTGAACAACTTGTTGGCACAAAGATAAAAAATCTATCTTTCTACCAACGTGCTTTTACCCACAAATCCGCCCTCAAAGAATATGAACAATTCAATGAGTCATTTGAGACCCTTGAGTTTATGGGTGATTCCGTGTTAGGTTTTATCATTACCAAGTTCCTCTTTGATAGATATGAAGAGAGGCAGGAAGGTTTTCTCACTAAAGCTCGTACAAAACTCGTTCGCTCGGAGACCCTAGCTGATATAGCTCTCAAGTTGGGTCTCAATAATATGGTTCTCATGGATGAGAAGGGACAACGAAATCAATGGAATAATAACCCAAAGATTTTGGAAGATGTTTTTGAGGCTCTCATCGGTGCCATCTATATGGATCTTGGCTTACTCCATGCGAAAGAGTTTGTACTCAGGATTTATAATGATCCCAAATACATTGATTTGAATGCCATCATGATTGATGATAATTTTAAGGATCACTTAATGCGCTACTGCCAAATCATGAACTTTCAATTACCTGAATATAGAGTTGTGGGACATCACGAGGGTATATTTTACATTGATGCCTACATAAATGGTGAATTTGGGGGTAGGGGGGAAGCCAAGAGTAAAAAGCAGGCCGAACAATTGGCAGCTCGAGCATTCTTTGAACAACTTAAAAACTATCCGCAACAATAAATTAACATGCATCCCAATGTCAAAGTCTTGATTGAGCGGGAATATGCGGCGCAGAAGTCTGAAGAATGGCTTGCTCTTCGTGGAAATCTCCTAACCGCCTCAGACGCAGCAACAGCCATCGGCGTGAATAAGTATGAAAAACCCGAAGATCTCCTTCTTAAAAAATGTGGTATTGGACCCCGTTTTATGGGTAATGAAGCCACAAGGCACGGTGAGAAATATGAAGATGAAGCCCGTATCCTCTATGAAGAGAGACATGGTGAAGTCGTACATGAATTAGGTCTCGTCCCCCATCCGATTCATACATGGTTAGGTGGTAGCCCCGATGGTGTGACAGAGTCTGGGAAACTTGTAGAAATTAAGTGTCCAATGTCTCGTAAAATTGAAGCATCTGTTCCCGAGCATTACATGCCTCAATTGCAGTTATGTATGCAGATTTTAGACTTAGAAGAAGCCGATTTCATTCAATACAAGCCTGCTGAGACAAATTGGCCAAGACCAGAGGAGTTTGTAGTTGTTAATGTAAAGAGAGATCCCGAATGGTGGACAACAAATTTACCGATAATGAAGGAATTCTGGGATAAGGTTCTCTACTATAGGGAACACCTGGATGAACTACCCAAACCCAAGGAGAAGAAGACCCGCAAGAAGAAAGAGGTGCCCCCACCCGTATGCGAAATTCAACCAATTTCCGACGAGGATATGTATGTTGATGATTGAATTCTCTCTATCATAGCAACCTTGTCCTTCTCTTTATACGAATCACTTTTTGATAGATTGTCCTCAGCTAATAACCACCTAAGTGTACCACCCCTATGTAAAAATCAAACCAAAACCATGACTATCGAGGAACAATACAACCATGCAAAGGACAAATTCAATGGTAGGCTATTCGCCCCTTACCAACGCGAAGGTGTCCTTTGGATGCTTACCATGGAGAACCAAACATCTGGGCCGAAGGGTGGCTTCCTTTGCGACGAGATGGGTCTGGGAAAAAGTGCGCAATTGATTGCTACTATGTTGGGAAACCGCAAAAAGAGTACTCTCATTGTCGTACCCAAATCCATCATTACACAGTGGGCAAATGAGATTGGGAAGTTTGCGCCACATTTATCCGTCCACCTCTTTGATGGACCAAAGAGACACCTCAAAGAAGCGGACATCGTTATAATGCCCTACTCCCTCCTCTCAACACCCGAAGAAACCATAATTCACAGACACACCTGGGATCGTGTGATCTTGGATGAAGCTCACGAAATTCGGAACAAGTCTTCAAGACTCTTCAAGAGCGTGTGTAGGCTCAAGACTGATATTAAATGGATTGTGACTGGTACCCCCGTTTTCAATTCTATGAACGACTTTGTGTCCCTATGCACCTTCCTTGGTATTGAGAAGTCTCTCGTTCAGGGAATGACCAACAAGATCCAGGATATTTACATTCTTCGTAGAACCAAAGAGGACTTGGCAAAGATCAACACAAGATTGGAACTCCCCCCATGTTACTTTGAGAATGTGGAACTTGAGATGTTCCCCGATGAGAGG